GAGTTCCGCTACGGTTTTGCCAGACAAAAGTTTTCAGGTGGTGCTACTACACAAACCCTTTGGGGTGGTGTTGAGTTTGGTTCAAATAAATTCAAACAGTTCCCTACATATTCTGGACGGCAAGGTCGTGGATCTCGCGGATGGTTCATTTATCCAACCCTTCGCAGAATTCAGCCTGAATTGATTAACAAGTGGGAAGAAAGTTTTACTCGCATTATTAAGGAATGGGTCTAATGGCAACCGGTAATCGCACATTAAAGTTATCAATCCTTGCCGATGTTGATGACTTAAAAAAGAAGTTAGGCGAAGCTGATAAAGCCGTTGAAACTAACTCAAGCAAAATTGGTGAGTTTGGAAAAAAGGCTGCTGCTGCTTTTGCGGTCGCTGCTGCTGCTGCCGTTGCCTATGCTGGCAAATTGGCCGTTGATGGAGTCAAGGCTGCGATAGAGGATGAACAGGCACAGTTAAGGTTAGCCAATGCTTTAAGACAGGCCACAGGTGCTACTGATGCCCAAATAAGGGCAACTGAGGACATGATCCTAAAGACATCTTTAGCGACTGGCGTTGCAGATGATAAATTGCGTCCAGCCATGCAGAGATTGGCGGTAAGCACAAAATCAACTGAGGAAGCCCAAAAGTTATTAACCCTTGCTTTAGATATTAGTGCTGCATCAGGTAAAGATTTAGAAACTGTTGCAAATGCTTTAGGTCGTGCTCAAGATGGAAATGTTACATCTCTTGGTAGATTAGGACTTGGATTAAGCAAGGCTGAATTATCGACATTATCTTTCACCGAAGTTCAAGCCAAATTAGCAGAGTTATATGGTGGCGCAGCAGCTACAAATGCTGAGACTTTTCAAGGAAAGATCGATCGCCTAAAAGTAGGATTTGATGAAGCAAAGGAAAGTTTAGGTTTTGCTTTATTGCCAGCAGTTGAGCAATTTATATCTTTTCTAAACGATACAGGCATTCCAACCCTTAATGCTTTTATTGCAGGATTAACAGGTGATGAAGGATTAAGTGCCAGCCTTGCTGAAACCCAAAGAGGTGCTGAAAGTTTTGGAAAAGCAATTGGAGTAGTTGGTGGAATCATCTCAGGATTTATCACATTCTTAAGAGAAGCAATTGGCTTAGTTGTATCACTAGCAAATGAGTTAATCAGAGTGGTTAATATAATTCCGGGTGTAAATGTAGGATCAATTCCAAACCCTGCTCCATCAGCTGCTAGATCATCATTACCATCAGTTCCAAGAGCAAGCGGTGGTTATACAACAGGTCAAGGCGTTACAAATATAACTGTTAATGCAATCGATGGAGAAGGTGCTGCAAGGGCTGTTGCTAGAGTTGTTAATGATAGTGCTGCCAGATCAAATCCATACTTATCACGCGCAGCCGTTAAGCCATAAGCATGAGCGTCTGGACACCAGATTGGAAATTGACTGTCGGTGGGGTTGATTACACTGACATAGCGATAAGCGATGTTCAACATCAATCTGGTCGTGATGATATTTATTCACAGCCAAATCCATCTTACATTCAAATAAGTTTAGTTGCCTTAAATGGTCAAACATTACCTTTTGACATTAATGACAGTTTAGATTTACAGGTCAAAAACAGCGCAGGAACTTATGTAAGCCTATTTGGTGGCGACATTACAGATGTGACTGTTGCGGTCGGTGCTACTGGATCAATAGCCACAGTCGTTGAATACACATTAATTGCAATGGGATCACTTGCAAAATTAGCCAAAGAAATTTGGGATGGCAACATTCCTCAGGATGAGGATGGCAACCAAATTTATGACATTCTTTCTAGCGTATTACTTGGAACTTGGAATGATGTTCCAGCAGCTTCCCAATGGTCAACTTACAATCCAACTGAAACTTGGGCAAATGCTGTAAATTTAGGATTAGGCGAAATAGATCAGCCCGGTCTTTACACAATGCAACATCAACCGACTACAACTGACACGATTTATAACATTGTTTCAGATATTGCTAGTTCAGCATTTGGTTATATCTATGAGGATAATGCTGGAAACATAGGCTATGCCGATGCTGACCACAGACAGAATTATCTATTGACCAATGGTTATGTTGAATTAGATGCCGGTCATGCTTTAGGTGCTGGACTTTCAACTGTTATGCGTTCATCAGATGTTAGAAATGACATTTACATAAATTATGGCAACAATTATGGATCACAAAAAACAGCTAGTGATGCCGCATCAATTGCCCTATATGGCTACAAAGCCGAAACTATCAATTCTAGGATTCATGGAGCTATCGATGCTCAAGCAATTGCTGATCGTTACATCGCTCAAAGAGCTTATCCATTACCTAAGTTCCAATCAATCACATTTCCAATAACTAACCCTGAAATTGATAACTCAGATCGGGATGCTTTATTGGGTGTCTTTATGGGCTTGCCAATTTATTTAACTAATCTACCTAACCAAATATCAGGTGGAGAATTTGAAGGTTATGTTGAGGGCTGGTCATGGAGCACTAGGTTCAATGAGCTGTTTTTAACAATCAATGTTTCTCCAGTTGCATTTAGCCAAGTGGCGATGCGTTGGAATACCACGCCAATAACAGAGGCTTGGAACACAATAGACCCAACATTAACTTGGGAATACGCTACAATAGTCGCATGAGGATAGGATAAAATGGCAACCACTACCAATTATAGCTGGACAACTCCAGATGACACCGCGCTAGTCAAAGATGGCGCATCAGCGATAAGAACACTTGGTTCATCCGCAGATACAACTGTTAAAGCATTAAATCCCGGAACTACTTCAGGAGATCTTGATTATTATACAAGTTCAACCGCAAAAGCCAGAATTGCTATCGGAACAAACGGCCAAGTTTTAACTTCAAATGGAACTGTTCCAAGTTGGGCTACACCTTCAAGCGGTGGTATGACTTTGATTTCCACAACAACTTTAACAGGTGCATCAATAACTCTTTCATCTATTCCAGCAACCTATAAAGATTTATACATAATTATAAGGAATCTTTTACCAGCATCAGATGGTGCTAGTTTTAGAATGAGATTTAATAGTGATACAAATGCTAATAGACATTCATTAATAGGTTATGACACAGCAGGAGGTGATTATACCTTTAATGCAACAAATGTACAAATTTCTAGTACAAGTGATAATGCAGTCACACAAAGTATTCATTATTTATATATTCCTGATTATACAAATACAACAACTTGGAAAATTGCAAATTTTTATTCATTAGTTACAAATTACTTAACTACTACAAGTTTCACTTATAAGGCTGGATTTGCTGCATATAATCAAACATCTGCAATTTCGTCTTTAGATTTTTTGGCTAGCACTGGCAATTTAACATCAGGATCAGTCCTACTTTACGGAGTTAAATAATGACTAAATTTAAACCACAGGTAAAAATTGTTAATTGCGAAACTGGCGAGGAAATTGTTAGAGATGCCAACGCTGAGGAAATTGCTCAAATGAAAATAGATGCTGATAATGCAGTAGCGCAACAAGCCGAAGTCGAAGCAAAGGAAGCCTCACGCCAAGCAATTCTTGATCGCTTAGGTTTAACTGCTGATGAAGCAAAATTGTTACTTGGCTAATGAAGCCTTGGTTATCTAAAGCTGCTAAAACGCTACGCGACCAAATAAATGAAACATGGTTGGATCGTGATAAGCGCAGCGATGGGTGGATTTCTGATAGTAAACATGCACTTCGAAAATCGGATCATAACCCACGACCAGACACAGCCGAAGTTTGCGCGCTCGATATTGACTCTGGCCTTTCTAACGAGCAAGGGATTAGTCATGCTTTGGCAGATCAGCTCCGACTCACAGCAAAAAAAGATAAGCGTATTTCTTACATAATCCACGCTGGTAAAATATGTTCAGGTAAGTCGCTTTGGCGTTGGGTTAAATATCGGGGCATTAATCCACATCATAAACACATCCATGTAAGTTTTAAGCCAAACCAAACTGGCGAGAAGTTCGACATCCCACTACTGAAAGGCAATTAATGAAACTAACTAAAAAACACAAAGCAGCAATTAAGTCATATTTGAGAGCTGTTGCAGCTAGTGGAATAACAGTTGCTTTAGCAATCGTGGCCGACATTCATCCAGCCTATGCAACATTACTTGGTGCTGTAGTTGCTCCAGTAGCAAAAGCATTAGATCCAAAATCAGGGAGTGAAGCAGATTATGGCCTTAGCGAAAAATGACACCGAACGAATTAGTCGCATTTGGCGTTGGCGTTATAAGTATCGCAACCGCTTTATTGCTGGCTCTACGATGGGTTATTAAAAGTTTCCTAAGTGAACTCAAGCCTAATGGCGGCAGTTCTATGAAGGATCAATTAAATCGACTTGAAAAGCGTGTCGATGATCTATTTACAATAATTAGCAAGTCATAATTTAATCATGGCGAACACACGGAAACAATCTAAACGCAAAAAGGTTAATCGTCGCGTCGTTCGCCAAACTCCTGAACCATTAAGTAAATTAGATCAACATTACATAGCCTTGCATTCTTGCTATAAAGCAGCTAGGAAAGCAGGCTTTACCGCTGAGCACGCCTTTTGGCTTATGACAGAAGGAAAAACATTTCCGAATTGGATCGTAGGTGATGGCGGCATCATCCCAACAATAGATCCAACTGACGATGAGGATGACGATTAAGCGATACTTAGTAATAAGTGATTTGCAAATTCCTTACCACCATGAAACAGCTGTTAAAAATGTTATTAAGCTGGCTAGAAAAGAAAAGTTTGATTCTGTTTTATGTGTTGGTGATGAGATCGATTTTCAAACCATTAGCCGATGGGCTGAGAAAACACCTTTGGCTTATCAGCAAACCCTTGATGATGATAGGACAGCTACTCAAGAGATCCTTTGGGCATTAACTGAGAATGCTAAGGAAGCACATATTGTTAGATCAAATCACACCGATAGGCTTTACAATACTTTATTAAAAGTGCCTGGCTTAATTAGCCTTCCTGAGCTGCAATACTCCAAGTTCATGGACTTTGATTCTTTAGGCATAACTTTCCACAAATCATTCTATGAATTTGAAAAAGGTTGGATCTTGGCTCATGGGGATGAAGGTAACTCAAATCCTAATGCCGGTATAACTGCTCTAAATCTGGCCAGAAAGGCCGGTAAGAGCGTAGTTTGTGGCCATACCCATAAGTTAGGTATGTCAGCCTTTTCTGAGGGCTTAGGAGGCCATTACAGGCCGTTATATGGCATTGAGGTAGGCAACCTTATGAACAAGGCAAAAGCCTCATACACAAAAGGCTTAGCCAATTGGCAGATGGGTATTGCCATCCTTGAATGGAATGGCAAAAACATGACTCCAACCCTTATTCCGATTAATAAAGATGGATCATTTACAGCTTTAGGAAAGAGTTATGGGGCGTGAAACCGATTATCGGGATAGGACGATTGATGACCATATCGATGATTTTGAGGATATTAGCGTTATCTAATCGTTATAAAACACGCGCTAAAAGACTATTGCGCTGTCGGTAAATCCAGTCATACTAATCCCAACGCAAACAAATGTTTTGCGGAACGGGAGCAATAATGGAAATACTAGGAATGTGGTTGTTAATTGCCGGAAGCATGGCAGTTGCATGGTGGCTAATAAAGCACACAAATAATGAACACTACGAAAATGGCTATTGGTCAGGCCGTCAGGATGGGTGGCGTGCTAGCTTAGAACACCAAGAGCGTGTAAGAAAAATGAAGTTAGATCAGGTTTTTGATTATGACAAAAACTGAGGATCTGTTAAATGAAG